ATCAGTTGATTCAATCAAATCACGAATTTCTTGTAACTCTGCCTCTTGTGCATCTGCTGCGTCGATTTGATCCACTCCTAAAGCTTCGAGATCTCCTACTACAGAATTAAACAAGGAATTATAATCACCTCCACCATATGCCCCCGCAAAATCCAAATATTCGCTGGTAAATGCAGTAAGATTAGAAACAGCAGATTCTATATCTTCGGCATCGGCGTTTTGTGCTTCGGATAAAAGCTGCGCATATCGGCCTTCAAAATATTCAAGAGATTGGACAGGAGACGCATCAGATCCCATTAAATCCGCTATGAACTCATTGATGCTTTCTGAAGCATTGCGCCTGGCTTCAATCAAGGCTTCTTCGTCGCTTATGTAGTCTTCCAAAACGCTTTTCGCTTCGTCGTAAGCTTCTTGCCTTAAATTTATTTCTTCTTGAAGGTATCCGAGGTAATCACTTTTTGCTAGTTCGGCTAAAGCATCTTTCTGTAAGTTATAGGCTTCCGTCAACATATCCGTTGTATCTGTCAATTCTTGTCCAGATAGATTCAACGAATTGAGGGATTCTTCCTGTTCTGCATACCATTCTTCTAAATTAAGTAAATCTAATTCAACATCTGATAACGTAAGTTCATTGATGATATCTTGCCAATCTTCTGTCAAATCTTCTAACGTAATTCCATCAACCGCATCTTCAACGCCGTTCAGTCTGTCTATCAACATGCTTAAAACTGAATCGGTATTTATCCCCAAATCTTCCAGATTTCCCAAATAATATGACATTGTAGACCCGGCGTCTAAAAATCCTTCAACATCCCCCGGTTCAAATGATTCAAATATATCGGTAATATCATCAAACAAGGATCTCGCATCTTCCGCATCGCCGATTTCATCTTCTAATTCTGATAAGGGGTCAAATAAATCATTATCCATATCATCAACGGATTTTGAAATTGCTTTAAATAAAGCTTCGAGATTGTCTGTCATTACTATTCCGGCTTCTTGCATTGCTATGCCAAAATTATAGTTGTCCAGTTTATAATCCGACATATCTGAAGTGCTTCCCCAATCATCTGTCCCGAAATAATCAACATCTGGCAGCCTTTCTAATTGAGTGTCGGAAAGATTCTGGAATGCAGACATTACGTCAGGATTCGTAAATATTGAATCGAAAGCGTCCCTAAACCCCGATTCGGTTACAGAAGAATTCAAGGAAGCATATGCAGTATCATATATATTTTGTAATGCCAACCCCGACAATTCACCTTCTTCATCGGAAAAATACGGGATTTCGGCATTCTCAAACAATCCCAAGATCCCCTGGCTCAATTCCCCGGCCCCAACTTTGAATTCATACGCAGCATCATTTATGGCTTCAATAAAATCCATTTGCTCTGTGCCGCTCGTGTTTTCTTCGATCTGTTCCAAGCTTTCCTGCGCATCTGAAAATAAAGAAACAAGTTGACTCAATATAGATGAATATTCGTCTTGCTCTATTTCCCCTTGATTTAGTAGCGAATCTAAAGTATCCGCCGCGCGCTCTAAATCTGTTCCTGTTTCAATGTCCCAATCAATTCCTAAATTCCGGTTTTCCCCAAAAATCGATTCTTTAAATAATTCTGGGTCAAACGCGTTACCCAGGGCATCGTTGACAGATAGCCATCCCGACGCCAAAGTCTGCGTCAGTTCTTTTTGGCTTTCGGTAGTATCCTCAATAGCTTCTTTTTGCAAATTGTAAGCTTCGTCTAATGCACTCAATGAAATACCTAATTCTTCCGCTGATTCTTTTTGTTCATCGTACCAGCTCGAAAGATTTGATAACTCATATTCAAGATCAGATAGTGTGTTCTGGTTAATGATATCTTGAATATTTTCATTGAAGCTGTCTATTTCTGCTTGTCTGGCATCTGTTAACTCTTGTTCTTTTTCAGACAGCCAATTTGTAACATTTGCAAGTTCTTCTTCTGTTGCATTTAATTCATTTAATTCTGCTGTCAAAGAAGATGCTTGTTGTTCCAGGTCATGCAATTCGGATTCAAAATCTGACATTCCTGATTTTGATAAATCGTCAAGGATTGATTCAAGGGTACTGTCTATTTCTGCTTGTCTTGCTTCTTCTTCTGCTTGTATTACATCTTCGATGGCTCCTACCTGCAAGTCGTAGGCTTCCGTAAGTGTATCCAGTGACAAACCTAATTCATCCGCTGCTGCTTTTTGTTCATCGTACCAAGCGTCTAAATTAAGTAAACTTAAATCTGTATCGGATAAAGAATTTTCATTGATAATATTTTGCCATTCATCAGAGAACGCATCTGATAAAGCGTCTTTCTGCGCTGTCACCCATTCATCTATTATTTCAAAGTCTTCGTCTGCTGCCGTAACGCCTAAATCTTCAAGGCTGGTACGCCATTCATCAGCTTGTTTGTTGATATTATATATTTCTTTTTCGAGATCAGACAAATTGATTGTATCCAATTCTTCTTGAATTTGATAAAAAATATCATTAATCTGATCTTCCGTGTCATCGTATGTTGAAGTGTCGGAATCGGTAGAACCACTATCTATTGTAGATTCATAATCGCTTATTGCGGAAACCATGTCACTAATTTGAGATGAAGCTTCGGCCCCAAATATATCTTCAAGCACCGCAGCATCCATATTTCCAACTGTGTCTACGAATTCATCAAGGGCTGATTGAATCAAATTTCCAGAGCTGTCAAGTACATCAGGAAGCGAATTTAATAATGCCACCGCGCTTTCAACTTCTGATTGCGACGTAGAATAATCCCCTGACATTGTACTTGTGACATCTTTATAGTAATCGGCTTCTAATATTCCCGCAAAATCAGCGGCGGTGGCGAAATCTTCCCAATTCGTTATTTCGACCTGGCCTTGATTTTCATTGTAATATTCCAAGTCGGAGTCAGACGCCCCTTCAAGGATTGCGGCTTCAAGACTTGACAAAGAAACTGCCCCACTATCTAAGGCATCTGACCAATAGCTGCCACTCGCAGATCTGCCAAACAAACGATTGAAGATTTCGTCTACCACATCTTGAGGATCAGATATGCCACCCAGGATCGCATCATGAACATCATTTAAGCTAAGTGATCCTTCAACTATCGCATTTTGATAATAATCTGATGCTGGTTCTCTTCCTAAAATGTTCTGGAATTCAGAACTTACCACATAATCAGCAACAGCTTGCTTATACGCGTCTACATCAAGTTCGGATGTTGTCACTTCTTCATCGCCTCGAATTTGGGAAAGAGAAGGTGTATTCTGGAAGAATTCAACAACGGATTTCATTGAATTTAAATAGTCTTCTGTGTCTTCGGCAGTTCCTGTCAGAGAATCCTGAGCAGATTCTATATCCGCAATATTGGCATACATTTGTTCTGTTGTGGCGGTGAATGTGTTTGCCAGATCCTGAATTACATTATTGAGATCATCGCCTTCAATACCGAGATCTGCAAACGCATCGACGGCATCTTCAAGTTCACTTGCCGTCACGCTATCCGCTACTATTTCAGAAAACAAGTTCATGGCTTCGATATTATCTATCTGCCATTCTTCAAATTTTTGACTTACTGACAAACCACCATATAAGGCTTCAGAAACGGTCAGGACGGCTTGATTATAAGATTTTGCTGCATTTGTTGCTTCATTATATAAATTTATGCTTTCTGACAATACAGTTTTAGCATCATCTGCGGCTAAAGTCCCAGCTTTTATTTCTGAAACAATACTTTCATATGCATTTGTAAGACTTGTAGATTCATTTGTAATATTACGCATGGAATTCGCAATGTTTTCATTGTTAATCCCTATTGCAGCTAACCCTTCATCAATAGTCAAAATTTCGCCAATAGCTTGTTTGTATTGATTGTAAAGTTTTGCTGCATTTATTTCCACACTTGTTAAATAGTCATAGTATTCCGATGAAGTTTCAGCCATCCCCGTCAAAGCTACATATGTATTTCTACCCGATTCGGTTAGCAAGTCAAGTCCAAGAACCAATTCTTTGAATCCATCTGCCGTTTCAGGTAAGGTCATGTTCAACCAATCAAAAGTTTCATTTAAATAATCAGATCTATTTCCTTGTTTTTCTTCTTCACTGAAAAATTCGTCGTAAAAATCAGCCGTTGATTCTGAAAAACTGTCTATACCATTTGAAGCATCCACCATAGACTGTGTGAATGCAATCAAATCCATTCCGGTTTGATTCAGCACAAATCCCAATGATTCCAAACTTCCGGACACAACTTCGTTTTCTGTGATCAACCTGGAGGCTGTTTCAAAAAGACCTTCATCTATTGCTTGATATTCCCTTAATTCATCCCCAAATAGAGCATCAATCGCTAAATCTATTTGCTCAGAATACCATTCTGATAATGTTTCCTGTATTTCTTCTCCGGAAAGATTTTTGAGATTTATTCTTTGTAATTCAAAAGTATAATTTTCAATATCAGAAACTGTTTTCCCGAAAGAATCTGCGAATAAAACCAACACAGTAGCTGTTTGGCTATAAATCTTGTTGAACAAATCAACCGTATCATCTAATGCAGGTTGGTGCTCTATTTCAGTCCATCGTTTAGTGCTACTAAACCATCCTCCATCTTTTTTATAATTTATTTCTGCATATTGCTGAACTCCGATTTCTATTCCATTAAGCAAATCACTCATTGTTGTTTCGGCTATTTCTATTCCAGCTTCGGCAAGCTCAGAAGAAACATCCCCCCCAAAAACCGAATTAAACGCAGAACCTACCCAGCCCCCGATGGTGTCAAATATACCTCCAAACAGACTTCCAAACGTATCGCCAAAGAGATCGCCCATAAAGTCAGAAATAGTTTCTTCAATACCGCCAAGTATCTCAAAAGGCTTTTCTATAAAACTACGAAATTCCCCGTACTCGGTGCCAAAATCAATCCCGGAAAAAGTTGTCACATTAAATTCTCCAACGCTTCTAACGATACTATCGGAAACACCACCTAATGAATTATTAATGCCAACAAGCTCGGAGTGGATTTTTTGCAGTTCAACATATTGATCTTCTTCCAGGTCTTCAAACATTTCAAATGAGTTTTCAAAAGAAGAACTTGCATCATCGCTCCCCAAAACAGTGCCGGAATAAGCGACGGAAGATGCAGTAGCAGATGATCCCGCGCCACTCCCAAAACTGGCAGCAACACCGGCAGCGGACAAAACGCCACCAACAATACTTATCATTGCGCCGATTCTGGCAAAAGCGGTATAAGGGTCTCCTGTGCCCTGGTTGAGAACAGCCCCCGCTGCAATAGGCACCAGTTTTGCTGTTTCGTATGCTATCGACGCAAGGGCAAATGCCTTTTCCGCTTGTTGCGCTGATTCTCTTTCTTTTGATCCTTCATCATAAAAATCAGCCAATGTGCCGAAGAAATTGGAATAACTATTAAGTGATTCTGAAATCATGTTTTGCCGAGACTTGGCTTCCATTTGTGTAGCTTCTACTGCGTATTTTCCCCCTTTTTCTTTTAGATCGTTTATGCGCTCCATCATCTTGGCTTGCTCTTCATAAGCATCAGTTATATTTTCGACCGCATTCATTATGTTTGCGAATTTTGATAAATCGTCACTTGCAAATGAAAATTCAGAAGTCTTGTTTAATTCCTCCCATATACTTTTTATTTCTTCTTGGGCTTTTTTATCTACATCAGATTCTTTGGTTTTTTTAAATAATTCTTCTATCTTTTTTATTAATGAATCTATTTCTTTTTCTGTAAAATTGGCAGCAATACCTGTTTGTATTAATAATTCTTCTAAAGCTTCCGCGGAAATGTTTGAATCTTCCATTCCTTTTGCCAAAAGTTCTATTTTCTTAGCAGCATCCCCCACAGAAAGACCTGCGATATCCATAGCTGATTTTAACTTTTCTATTTCGGCAACAAACTTTTCTTCTTCACTTCTAATTTCCTTTTGTACTTCAAGTGCGTATTCATATACTTCTGTCTTTTTTTCAAAGGCATCCATTGCAGTGATTAAATCGTATACAGTTCCAATATCCCCTTCCACTGCTATTCCAAGGTCTTCCAAGGTAAGATTGAATCCATCTGTAGCATTGGCTGTAGAAAGAATTTCATTTGCCAATTCCCCAAATGTGCCACCTGCATCATTAAGGACAATAAGGAATTTCTGTAATGGTTCTGCTAACTTTGGGCTCGAAAACTTTGCCGTACTAAATTCATTGCTTAATTCAGAAATTTCTTTTTTTAATTTTTCTAATGGAGTTTTTGCATATTTTGCAGATTCTTCTACTTCATCAAGTCCTTCAAGTATTTTTACAATGCCTTCGTTACGCAATTTTTGAAAAATTTCTTTAAGTTCTTCTGCGGATACGCCCATTTCTTTAAACAAATCGGAATTAACAAGAGCCGACCGCATAGCGTCTAATTCCTTGGCCAATTCTTTTTTTTGTTTTTCATAATCAACTATTTTAAGCAAAGGAACTTCTGATTCCATGGCCTTAATAGCCGCAGGTAATTCCCCCAAATATTTTTCTAAGGCAGTTATTCCTTTAGCACCTGCTTCTTCCATATTCAGTTCCCATAGGATACCAAATTGTTTTAAAGCAGAAGCCAATCCGTCACTGCCCAAGCTTTCTTCCATACCGTTTATTAAGGCAGTTCCCCATTCTTTGGTTTGATTCCTAATTTCAGTTTCATCTAAAACTAATTGGGCTATTTCCAAACCGTAATCACTTAGAGCTTCGTTTTTCTTTTCTATTTGTTCTTCGAGATTGTCTATCATTTTAAGGAAAGATTCGGAAGGATCTTTGCCCCCGTATGTAACAACCATTTCTATGCTGGACATTTCAGAAACTTCTTTTAATTTCTTTTGGAACCCGGATAGTCTATTTTCCAAGGCTTCTAAGTCTTTCGCATAACTTTTCGCGGCATTGGAAATTGCATCTATATCATTAGAAATTCTGTCTGCTTGTGCGAGTTTCATTGCTTCATCTATTTTTTTATAAGCTTCTTCTACATTACCTGCCGAAAATAGCAAATGTTCAAAACTTGTATATAATTCTTCCCCCGCAGCACGTCTTTCATTTATGCTTTTGAGAATTTCTTCGGATAATTCTTTATTGGAAGATATGAATTTTACCATTTGCGATCTATATTCAGCCATACCTTCTTCAGAAGCCTTTTTTAATACTTGCCCCCAGCTTTCTAAAGTATCAATTTGTTCGTTTATTTTAACAGATAGTTTTTCATATTTATCCGCAGTGTCTTGTATTTGATTGGTCAGGTAAGCTAAAATAGATGCCGCCGCCGTAACAGCAATAGTAATCTGCCCAAAAGGAGTTGTTAAGAATCCCCCCATTAATAATTTAGCAGCAGAAGAAGTAACCAATGCTTTTAATGCGGATGAAATTCCATATATTGCGGCAGAAACACCTGCCGCAGCGGCAGCGTATCCCACAAATTGTGCTATAGGGAACTTATTAATAGCAGCTTCAGTCCCGGATACAACGGCTTTCAAAGCATCGACTAAAGTATGTAGCACAGATGTAAGTCCCGCGTCTCCGACTGCTAAAGCTACATTTTTTGCAGAAGCGGCCAATTTTTTAAATTTTACATCGAGACCTTCTTGTTGTTTTTCCGCCATTCTAAGTGCCGCGCCAAATTCCTCTGTGGACTTTATTGCTTTAGATATCCCTCCACCTTGTGCAGTTTCTTTCACAAGAATAGCAGCTACCTGGGATGCCCGAATTCCAAAAAATTCCTGGGCTTTCCCCATATCCACAGTACCTTGTTCAAAATCCCATACTAAAGGAGTAATATTTTTAAGTGCTTCTTCGTATCCCACCATTCCTGGGTTAATATCATCCAAGGACATTCCTACGGAATACAATTCAGCTTTAAGGGCTTCATTTGGTGCAATCATACTTAGAAGGGTTTTTCTTAATGCTGTGCCCATAGTAGATGCCCTGATACCATTATCGGCAAGTACCATCAATGTCCCAGAAACTTCGTTCAGTGTGAGCCCCGCCTGAGCACCTGCGGCACCAACATATCCAAATGCGGTAACTAAACTATCTGTAGATAGTTTAGATCCGGTAATGGCATTTGTAAAAACATCGGTTATTTCGGTTGTTTGAACTACTTCTAACCCGAATGATCTAATTGCAGTTATGATTAAAGAAGAAACTTTATTAAAATCTTCCAAAGCGCCGGTGGCAAGGTTAGAAACATCTTGGATCATTTTCAAGGCTTCCCCCGCCGAAAACCCGGCCTTCCCTATAGTTTGCATACCATCTGCAACTTCTTGCGCAGAAAATTTAGTATCAGCAGCAATCTGTTTAATAGTTTCTCCCATAACAGATGCTTCTGTTGCAGTAGCTCCCGCTATGGCCTGCAAACTTGTTAAAGCTTGATCAAAATCTACAATTACTCCAATAGTTGTGCGGATTGCCTGGGTAAACGCTTGCACTGCTGCGGCAGCTACAATAAATGCGGCAAATTGTTTAACACGAGTAATAATTTTATTAAACGCTTCTTCTAACCTACTTAATTCTTCTTTTTGAATTTTTAACTGGGAGTTATATTTTTTTGCTTCTCTATCGTGGTAAGAATATTCTGCTGCAAGTTCTTTCTGCAATTGAATTTGTTTTTCTTTGAATTTATTTAATGCTTCAATATTTTTTTGTTCTCGTTTATATTGTGCGTTTCTTTCTTTGTCAAAAGCAGCGTTTTCTATCAATGCTTGTTTATGCATGTTAAGCATTTCTATTTGTTTTCTTTTTAATTCAGCATCTTTGGCCGCTGTTTTTTGCGCATCGTAATATTTGCTATTTAAAGCTTCTAATGCTACTTTTTGTTCTTTTATTCTCAAAGCAAGTTTATCTGAAGCTACACCGATATCATTAAATCCTTCTTTGACTAAAGCCCCATCATCGTATGCTTTTTTGGCAGCCACACCTACAGTATTTAGGTTTTTCTGTAATTCTTTTAATCCTGTTTGTGTTTTGCCTATTTCCCCAAAAGCAGCATTTAATTTATTTACATCTCCTAAAAAGTCTAAATATGATTTATGTGCTTTTTCGGTTGCTGTTTGGGTTTGTTTAAGAGAATCAGTGGCTTTTTTGCCCCCAACTTTGCCAACTGCTTCAGATGCTCTTTTAGAAGAATCTTCAAGTTTATCGACAGAAGTGGCGGCGTTGTCCGCAGCAGTAGATAGCGCACTTAGTTTTTGGGCTGCGTTTTGATCACTTACATTTATTACAATACCTAATTGCGCTAAATCTGCCATTACTTCTTACCTTTCCTATTCTTCTTGTGCCTATCAGAAATGTACTTCAAGTACATAGAATCCATTTCATTTATGATTTCAATTTCAATCGGTCTAATTTGGATTTCTAATAAATCTCTCCAAGCTAAAATGTTTTCCCAGGTTATTGGGTTTGGCCCGGCCATTCCATGAGAACGTCCTCGATGTATTTGCCAAAACCAAGCCCAAATATGTTCAAGATAAAAAGGTATTTCTGGAGACTCTTCTAATTGACATAATGCAGATTCATACATTTCAGAATCTTCTGGGGCAGAATTTAGAACCTGCATTAACGAATCTCGTTTAGAAGTACCCGTATCATCGGGCATGTCCATATTAAGAACTTGCTCGATAAGTTCAGAAATTAATTCTCGAACTCCCCCAAAAAATTACCTCTATCCCCAATAAATTCGTCTACCTGATCAAAGATCCATGGATATTCTTTATAAAGCCATTTTTTATTTTCGGGATTACATTCAAGAGTTTCTGCATTATACTGTACATTTTCCCAATCTACAGTACATACACAAATCAATTCAATTCTATTATTTTCGAGAGTTTCAGACTTTAAGTTCTTCATTCCTCTAAAACCTTTTTTTAGGTTTTTATCTTGAACTTTTCGTGTCTGATTTTTATAGGCTTTGGAATCCATACCGAGAACCTTAATTCGAATTCCGGTCTGTTCCCCAGTAGAAGGGTTTTCAATGTCACACCAAACACCTTCTTCAGATGCTTTATTGGTATCCAGCTTTGCTAAATCAATCATTTTGCGCTCCTTTGCGTCTTATATTATTTTTTGGCCCCCGTATTTCAGAGGGCCGGGTTTAATTAGGATCTTGTAATTTGTAGTGAATAACCATCCACAGAATCATACAGAGCCTGGAACGGCATGTTAAGAATAATAGGGCCTTCGTCATTTACTGGAACATCCCCCCCGGAATATTTAATTCTGGGCATAAGAAATGTCATTGTATTAGTTCCATCCCCGATGGTAAATTCCAGCGAAGATTCAGCTTCACTAATAAATTTATCAAGTAGAGTGGAATCTGCAAAATATGCAGTCATGGTGCCGGTAATGTTAGCGCGACCATCTACCAAACCAACAGCATGATCATTCCCAATAACCTGAAGGGCAGACAAGTTATTTGCCAAGGTAAGGTCAATACCCGTTACCAATGCGTTTACGCCGCCCCCTTCAGAAAGAGTTCCCGTAAAAGAATCGAACGGAGAATTTGCCGACTTTGCAGTTGCGCTTCCCGTCCAGGCAGCGGCCCCGGTTGACATTGTTTCGCCCATTACACTGAATGTGGAAGTAATAATACCATTCGGGGTTACGTTCAACGACCAAGAGTTTACCACACACCCAGTAAAAACATGATACTGGTTAATATCAGAAAAATGTTTCTGAAGGGTGAAAGACTTCATGGTTGTTCCGGTTGTAATAGTGTCGTCTGACTGCCATTCACTAAACATAGCACTTTCTATAATATCATCAAAAGAAGTATGAGAAAGTTCTACTGAAATATCCCCAGACACTGAAAACATCCCGTGTCTAAGGTCGGAAATCTGTCTATCTGCTCTAAGTTCATTGGACTGAAAAGAATCTTTAGAAAGACTTACTCCAATACCAGTAACACGAAGTTCATATAGGATAGCGGCGATATCCAGTTCTCCCCAGGTATCTTCCATACCATAAGTAACTGCTACGCGACTCCCTCTTGCTACATCTACCATTGTTATATCTCCTGTCTTAAATTAAAATGTAAGTTTCGTATCTTATATGGATGGGTATTGAATACCTGCCATTTGAATCAAAATAACCCTCTAAAGGATAGCTTTTTGTTATAATAATTTTTATTTCAGTTTCACCGCTATCAGCATCGTTAGTTAATCGTAGGTTTCTCGGAAAATGTTCCAATATGGAATCTACAAGATTAGAATAAATTCCCCAACCGGTCTGCCGGACGGCCTTTACTTGTACTTCAAATGTGCCGGATTCTACCTTAAATCCATTTTCCCCAATGTTTGGAAAATTTGTCTGGGCAGGGATTAGCTTACTTCTAATAAAGATTTCAGTTTCATCTGGATCTATAAATAAATTTTCTCTATCCCAAGAAGGTAAATTAGGCAGTGTGGCAAGCCTTGAATTTAAAATTTGTTGTATGTCAGATAAATTACTCATTTGGCTAATTCCGTAGCGGCACTATTTACGATTAATTGCCAATTCTGTATGGCATTTGCTCTCATATGGTATGCGTCAGTATTTTCCCAACCATCATATTCTGCTTGTTTTATATATTTCGTGTCATTAGTAAAATAGTAAGTATCTGTTTTTGAAAGATTGTTGGTTGTATATTCTATTCTCGGTAATAAATCAGATAATGCTATTTCTCTATTTATTTCTGCTATACCTTCGTCTTTCCATCCATTTTGCCATGCAGTCTGCCCCCCAGAATAAGAATTGCTGCTGGCCGAATTTTTGGCTGGTTCCCATTGCCCCAAAAGTTTTCCAGTAGACACTGGGCTATCCATTGCAATATCTTGGGCTACGTTATAACAAGAATTTCTAAAAATTTTTGTTATCAAAAGATTATATTTATCAACAGATTCTTTAATTTGGTCAGCAAATTTTTTCATACTTGTAACTTTACAAAAGTTTTCATTAAAAGCTGGGCCAGTTTTATTTGTTTTTCTTCGTCTGCATCAGATATGAAATCCTTTAAAACTTCCGGGCTGTAAATATTTGTTCGTGGCATGTCTGTTGCTTTAATAAGATAATGTATTTCCCCAGAACCAAACCCAACACCGGCCAACATAGAAGAAGCCATTTGTGCCTGCAATGCAGCATCTACTTTTATTGCATCAATAGCGTATTCAGAGTACGTTGATTCATTCATGCCTGTAGAATCATTATAAGTATTCGACACAAACATTTTATAAGTAATGGTAGTTTCTATGCCACTATCAAGTATACTATCCATTATAGAATCGGCTTTTTCTTGTATCCTGGCAAAATTTATCATACAGTAGCCCCTCTAATTCCTGCCAACCAATCTCCTAATAAATAATAAACAATATCAATAGGGCTTGAATTATCGAAAGTATTAATTCTAAACATTTCCGAAGCATATTTTACATGCATAGCACCTGCTATATAAAAAGATGCTATAGGCTTTTCTGCTTCTTTCCCTACAGTGCCTTGAAATAATTTGGTATCTACTACCTGGTAAGCAAGTTCAAATTGGGCATACATTACATCATCTGGAAATCCAAATAAATCAGCAGCATAAATAGATGTAGATAAATCAGTTTCTTCTTCTATGTCCTCTTTAACTTGTATCCATTCCCCGTCAACATCCATATCAACTATAGTAAGATAATCTGTAGTGTTTCTAATTACCTTAATTAATTGCCCTATTTGTATATCTTTATCATCTATATAATCATAAAAATCATCAGCACTTGTACTGGTAGATATAAATTTATTATCACTTACATTAAATTCAGTATCTTCAACTATAGTTTCATATTCTATATCGTAAAAAGAATTTAAAGGACTATAATTATTTAGATTTTGGGCAGGAATCCGGGGGAATGCTAATTTTTGCTGTTTGTTGCATTTTTCCCCTCTAAATTTAAATGTATTTAATATTTTGGCCGCAATGATTAAAGCGTACTTCTTTTCATTGGCTGAAAGCACACCCCAAGTATCGGAACCACTTAACCGAGAATACGACGCAAAATAAGCATCTGCCTGGGCTACAGTTCCATAACTATTAGATTTATGATATGCGGGAGTAACAATTAAATCCATTTAAATAGTCCTATGAGGGGGATAAAAATCCCCCCTGCATTGCATATATTAGCCTTCGGAAACATCCGCCCAAAATACGAGAATTTCTTCTGAATCAGTAGCCTGATCAAAATCAGCAAAAGAAGATACTGTATTATCCGCTGTTACTTTAAAATATTCTGCCCCAGCTACGGAAGGATCTGTCAAATTCAAAGCATACAATACCTTCGCACCCTTTTCCGTTACCCCTGTAACAGTCATGGATATCGGAGTATTGTACATAGTGATTCCCGCAGTAGGAACATCGTCTTCCAAAACATCATCAAGAGGGGTATCAAAAGTAACCCATTCCCCGGAACTTTCTACTTCTACAATTTTAAAAATACCGTTCATAGAAGAGTCATCCCATCCAGTCATACGCACTACACTGCCTGCGGATAGGGATGAAAAAGCATCTGCTGAACTGGAAGTATCGTAAAGCTTGCCTTTGATCATTTTAAGATCACTGACAGCATCCAAGGTTTTCGAATCACTGTAATCACCTGTTCCGGCAACTACGGCAAGTCTAAGCTGGTCCATATAATTCTTCATTCTTTAATTCTCCTTATAAAATGCCCCTATGTTTCAAGGGGCTTTATTTTTTAGACAGAAATGCTGTCAACTTTTACAATGCTATTTTGCTCTTCAGCTTGAATTGCAATTCTCATAGTAAGTACGACGATGAGATTACGAGCACGAATATCTTTATCCGTTTCAATCATAATATCACGCTGAATACCAAAAATAAGATTCTGGGGATAAGTAAAAAGAACTTCATCGTTAGGCATAAGAGCGGCAGGCGCAATGGGAACCCCAAACGCATACACAGTAGGACGATTTAGATAAAAATCATCACCAGTACCAGTTTCACGTCCGGCAAGTGCATCCCTATATTCAATTACATTATGCCAAGACATCATAAAATTCATGGATGCAAGATTGCGCAGATATTGAGTGGGCATTTCCTGGAGTGCCGGTTTGAACACATCTTTATTAATAGCAGTAAAGGAAGAACCATCTACTGTATGTCCAGCAAGAGCCAAGGCACCATCAAACAATGCAAGATAAGAATCCGCAGAAGAAGTATCACCATTAATCAGAAGTTCTTCCAGATCGAGACTAACCCGACCAGTCAACATCTGCATAATGGTATTTTCCAAATTGCCTCTTTCGATAGAATCTTCGAGGGCATCATATGGAATATGCACTTCAGCAATAACTTCTTCGGTATCGAGTTGCACCTGACCAAAAGCAGGACGAACTCTTTCATCAGATGCTAAGGCAGTTCCAGAAGAAGGAGCTGCGCGAAGAATACGAGAACCAAATCCGATGGAATCAATATTCATTTTAGGGCTATTCATCTGAACAGTCCTAACTCTGCTAATAAGAGTAGGTTCATCAATAAGGGTGCGATAGAACGTATCACTCTGCTCTTCATTGAGATACCCACCATCAGATATCATCTGGCTTACAGCAAGATCCGCTTTTTCAATAATTTTTCGAGAATCGGTCATTCTATTAAATCTCCTATGTTAAACAAATGTTTTAAATTGTCCGGGCTTAGATTCCCGTTTAATTGTATTTTTGGGCTTAGAAACTTCCTCATTGATCTCACTATTTCTTTTTTTGGTAGTATTTTTGAGATCTTTGAGTTCAGTCTTAACTGTAGCCATTTCTTTTTCTACATCTTCTTTTTTTGTGTAAAGTTCAAACTGTTCATTTAAAGAAGTATTAAGATTATCTTTGATTTCAGAAATTTCACCTTTAACTTCAGTAAGTTTTTCTTCAAATAAAGTTTCAAATTTAGTTTTCAAGGTTGCTTCGATTTCTTGGGTAAAGGTATCGAAATCAATTTCTTCTTCATTTTCTTTTGAAAAGTATTCTTTAATGATTTCACTTTTAATTTCAAAATCTTCTAAGACATCTTCTTTTTTCATAGTAGAAAGGGCAGCATCTACATAATTAGAAAAATTTGTTACAGCAGATGTAATCATTTCTTTGCGGTTTTCCGCATCCGGCTGCCGCATAGTTCCGAGAACAATATCCATCATTGCGAAAAGAGAATCCGCAACTTTTTCCATTGTTTCATATTCGAGTTCTTCTTTTTCTATCCCGTCTACTTTAGATTCCTCTTTTAGGTCGGCCACAATTGCATACACATCATCAGTGATTGCCGCCATTTTTTTAGTATCGGGGTCAATTTCATCTTCTTCAATTTGATTATAAACGTCATACCCTTCGAGGGCTGTTTCGTCCTTCTGGTCTACAGAAAACTTGTGTTCATTCGCAAGCTCCTGAAGTTTTTCTTCTGTAACGCCCTTTTTTATAAGGACATTATAGATAGTTTGTTTCCGCATAACTTTATCTCCTCTAACTTCGCCTTTGATAATTTTGAATGGCTGACGATTTGCGGCATGTCCTACGAGCGACACATATTCCACATCCACATCCTTTAAGAACGTAACGTCTGCCTCTGTTATGATACTCTTTACTTTAGCCATATTTTAATCCTCAATTGTGATACCTGACTAAGATTCCGTAATATCCACTCCGTGACTATGAGATACGGCAACATCTGTAGCCGTGCCATATGTAATAGTATGGGAATGCCCGTTAACCGTGTCAGTTAAGCCTTTAACCAGGGTGCCCTCATTATCATACCACAGGATAAAATTATGTTTGTGGGGTGGAATTACATCTTTATTCAGGTTTTCATTGGTTTCCCCCATAATTTGTTTTGCAACTTCGAGCATAACTCGTTGCACAAATTTTTCGGAATACCCTCCAAAAGAAAATCCATTAAGTTCTCCGTTTTCCACTTTTTCAAAAATTTCATCTGTACATTTGGTAGCCATCACCCAAGAATAAGCTGGAAAATCGGGGTCATCTTTTTCAGTGAAATAAGATTCAACTACATAGCAACCAGATTGTTGCCAATCATGTTGAACATCAATATTCTTTTCTTTCCGTTGCGCTAAGAAATTCCAACAAATCTTTTGGACATCTTCTTTAGAAAGGGTTTCGCCATCAGTGTCAACATCCCCGGCAGTGTACACCACACCTTTAACAATTTTGTGGATTTTGTCCGTCTTAGTTATTTTTACAAAATGCCCTGAAGTTTCTTCTTCTTTCTTGTCTGCATTTTCCCACAAAGTAGACGCTACGGAAATTCTTTGTGCATTTGTTTTGAATTCATTTTTAATAGAAGGACTGTCTATGGCTCTTGCCACAAATTCAGATTGTGTTTCATTCTCTTTTGGTTTGGGGAGCATAAGATGCTATCCTTATATATGCATAGATATCAATATATATTGATATCAAGATTTATTGATATGTTTGTGATATATAATCACCATTGGGGGAATTCTTGTCAAGCCTTAATTAAAAAAAATTGATGTTTTTTTGGAATTTGTTAAGAATTTTTGATGATTTGGATGGGATATGGGGAAATAGAAAAACCCGGTTAACTTAATAACCGGGTTTTATAGGAAAACTAAATGTACTTAAAGATCAATCTATTAGATTATGCCATTTTACGGCAAGATCAAACCAAAATTCATGCCCTTCTTTTGATTGTTCAAAATCAAAAGCACATAAGATCCAATCTATTTCTGGAGTTGTATCCTTATATAATGTCCAGGACATGACACCTGAAGGACAATACGCCAAATTGTACATGAACTGCCTATAGGCGTTATTTTTTGTTAGGAATTTTATGAATTTCTTTTCCACAATAATCTCCTAAGTTTTCATTTGCCAATTTTCTTTTTAATAAATTCCACCTATCTGGGTAGATGTATCTTCCGTTTATTTCCTGGGAATCCGATAAAGGTTTAATGTCTTCTATCTCATCCATTGCTTTTAAAATATCTTCAAACATAATGTTCCCTATAATGTGCAGACATATTCATCATCAACATCTAAATTTTCTTTGCCAGATGTCATATTTAATTCTGTTATTGTTGTCTTACGGAAATCAAATTCGTATTTGAAAATGCCCGAATCTCCGTCCCTGCTTTTTAAAATCTTTAATACTCTGGTTTGTATGGGTTGCCTTGATTCTCTGTCCGAAGGAGTTTCAAATTCAAGACTCAGATAATTAGAAGCTGTATGTTCTACGGCCTGACTTCCTTTCGCCCCTTCTAATTTTCCGGGCTTATTTCTGTTATACTGAGTTACCCCTAATATGGGAATTAAAGAATGCAAAGCAAAATTCTTTAATGTATAGATAACAGATTCATCTTCCTGCCACCCAGCACTTGTTCGAATATGTTTATTGCTGAGCATATAAAACCCATCTATAACAAGCAAATCAGGTTTGTACTCCGAGGCTACTGATACTATATTATTTACATCAGTATACATACCACTTGGTAAAATTTTAAACCAGTTTTTTTGTTCTTCCCCCTCTATAGAAATAGGTTCATTAATTATTTTTCGGGCTTTTTGTACCGCATACATTGATAATTTGCCTTTTCTTATATCTTCGTCCGCCAGCCCCATTTGAATTGCTAATACCCTTCTTGCAATTTGTTCTGCTGGCATTTCAGGGCTTATCACCATCACATTTTTACCGGCATTATACGCCGATTTTGCACAACTAATGCTGAAATATGATTTACAAGATCCTGTTTGTCCAATTAATACATTAAAATCCCCCCCTTGTTGGCCATATGTCAAATTATCTAATAAAGGATGCCCAAAAGGAATACCCGAAATTCCAGGAGTTCGTTGAACTTTATCATGCCGATCCAAAACATCTTCTTGAATTTTGGCAATATCTTCTACAGAAAATTCTTGATTAATGCGTAATAAAGCATCATTTACCTTTTTGAATTCTGATACGGCATCTGGTATATTATTTTTTCTAAGGTATTCCGTTATTTGGCCATTAAGTGAAGAGATAAGCCAAAATTTCTTCCTTTCCTTTATTTCTGTAGCCCAATATTCTACAGGTTCTTCCGGCAATGCTGTAAAAGAAATTCCAGGAACTTCGGCTTCAATAGTTTTTAAATTTGGATATTGGTTATGTTTATATTTAAATTGTTTTACAAAGTTATAAGCATCCTTTTCGTCTCCGTCTAAAAAAGTTTCGTCTATACCATGTTCCACTATTTCAGAAAACGGCAAATTTTGCGCTATAACTGATTTTAGTATCCCAATTCCAATGCTACTCATCAAATATCTCCGATGCCCTGACCATAATATCATCTACGTTTTTACATTCTTCTAAGGCTTCCGAAATTTCAACATCAATTTCTTCTATTGTTTTTCCATTACTACGTGCCAAAATTTCAAGTATTTTGTAATATTCTTTCTTGATTTCATCTAATTCCATCAGACCTCTCTAATTCAAGTTGTTTTTTGTGGGCCATATTATATAAATCTTCGAAATAAACAAGTAGTCGAAATTCAAAATCATTAATTTGCCAAAAGGTAGGTGACTTTTTATAAAAATTATAAGATAAGTTTTTTACTACCGCTCTACAATATTTCTTTGCTATTTTAATCTGGCTTGGATTATTACAGGATGCTATAACTTTTTTACATCTTATATATAAAGGATGTGTTACTATTTTTTCCATCAAAAACTTCCTTCTACGTTAAATAAAAATACCAGACCCAGTAATGCCCAAGGGCTTTTAGTAAAATATGCTACT